GCTTATATTTATTGTGTATTGCAATCAATGTTGCTCATAGCTGTATTATATAACCAAGAATTTTGTTTGTAAATACTTTAATTAAATATTTTTATAAATATAAGCTTTTATCATTACTTTTGTTTATTGTTTAGCAAAGGTAAGTTACCCTGCAATTTCATATTGCTACCCTGCGTTATCTAAGTTGTTATCGTTATCGTTACCTGTACTAGCTGTTCTTCGACTACCCTCTAAAGGATTATCTAACTCTTGTCCAGCCTTGCTTGTATTGTCCGTCAATAACTCTGACAAATCTGCATCTTCAGGTAAAGCATCTAAACCAATAAGATTTAGAACACGGTTAACAACAGGAAGTGTCTTAGGCATCAAACCTACACTAGCAACACGCTGTAAAAATTTTGACGTTTCCTCTAATGAAACAGATTCAAGATCATCAACAGCAATGTAAGGTAATCGAGTCATCTCCCAACCGTTCATACGAGCAATTAATGGAATGAGGTGATGGTTTACTACGTTGCAAATCTCTTTGAGTTTTGATTCAATAGCAATAGCAGATAGGCTATTCTTAATATTACCTAAAGCATAACTACCTGTACTACCTTGACCCATAATTAAAAGGTCAGCACTTAATGCTGTAAGGATAGCGTTACTGTAGTATTGCTTGATACCTGTAGTGTCGTAAGCTTTACCACCTTCGTTCTTTAACAACTCAAACTTAAACAGGGGTTGTTTTGTTGTTTCATCATAAGCTAAAGGTAACACCATACCTGATTGCTGATTCTGTTGGATGTTACGAACAATATTCTGCCATTCACGATACTGTGCTTTAGTGGTTTCATCGGCATCTTCTGCCATGATTTGCGGTGGAATCCATGCAACAGGGACTCCACTTAAATCTCTTGAAAGACCTCATAAATGTTCGATAGTGGTCGTTAATCACTACCCGTCTATTAAACAGCTTACACTTTCATGTAAGATCAGATCATATCACGATCTTCTAATGAAGACCCTAACCATTTCGGAACACTTGTTCCTACTCCCTTACGGGATGATCGTTGAACGTACTCGTCAAACACCATGTTATTTAAAAATTATAGTCTTTAGAATAGTAAATGTAGAGATTTCTATTTCTAATCTCTTTTACATTCTGTTTATTTACTTTAGGATTTGTAGATTCTCTCACAATGTCACAATTGCGATAACCTTCTTCAAGCTTTGTACAAATCCAACGGACTGTCTCCTCAGAAAGAACCCTAGAACGTTTAGGAATGTCATATTGAGATTTAATAAACTCCCAACTATTCCCATTTCTAATGTTTTTTAGTAGTGACTTCGGATAGCCGTACATTTCTATAATTTCGATATTACGTAACCCTTCTTGCATCAATCGACAAATTTCGTGAACTTGTTCGTTTGTGTATTTAGAGTTACCAGCATCTTCACCTTTAGATGGTATCTGTAACCTGTTCTCGAAAGAATGAACAGTGTTTTCAGAGTATGTTACCCATTCTAAATTAGATACATGATTGTTTTGCTTATTCCCATCAATATGGTTAACACAAGGTTTGTTTTCAGGGTTTGGAATAAACGCTAAAGCGACTAAACGATGTGCTGTTTTTGCAGTAGCTTTATTGTTCTTCCATAATCCAACAACTTTATATCCATCACGATTTACGCTTTGATATTTTGGTTTAGGATTTCCGATTCTGAAAACTTCACCTAATTCATTAACTTCATAATCATAGGAATCGATTTTTACTTTGTTCATTTTACACCTCTCTTACTGACATTCAGAAGGTGTTTGACGAGTTTCGATGCTGATTACCCAATCCTTAAACTTTTCAAACCGTCACGCTTATCGTCACCGATTACGTTGTGGTATTAAGGCTCTAAGGGTTTCCCAGCAATTAGATTAGTTTTCATATAGTATCACTACTATATGCCGCTAGTCAATAACGGATTCAAGCTCTTCTACAGCAGTTTTATACTTCCATGAGTAGTAACAAGCTTTGAGGGGTGAATCACCGACAGGTGAATCTTTATTCTTACCTAAACGGAATAACAAAAACTTCTTACGTGGGATTGTAATTTCTTCACCTTTAGATGAAAGTAACACTTGTCCACGCTTACCTGTCTTAGCTACTGTTTGAGTTAAACCAACTAGATTTTGTTCTTCGTCATAATTCCATTTAGAAATACTATCTTGAGAGCGGATAGGTAATTTTCTAATACCAACCTTACCATCATTGAACAAACTTCCTTTAGAGTGCAATCGTTTCCGAAGTACAATTTCATTCACACAGAAACCATACTTATTCATACTAGCAACTTCTTGAATGAAGTCCTGCCAAGATTGACCATCCATATCTTCAAATAAGCACTCACGAATGAAGTTAGCATAGGCTTGTTCTTCTTCACTTGCTTGAGGGTGTGGTTTAACTTCAAAGTTAGCTTTAAGCATCATGTGCTCATAGTAATTCAAAGCTGAAGCTACTGTAGAGTCATAACCCATTTGCTTGTACGTTAAGATACTTTGAGGGAACTGCAACTCTCGTTTTAATTCTTCATTGATCTGCCCGTTGCTAACTCTTAAACCAGTATAACCTAATTGCTGAATCGTAAAGCTTAGAGATTCTTTCGATGCTTTTGTAACATCTACAGGTGTACTAGCACCTACTGTTTCACTCATGTTTTATTCCTTGCATTAAAAATCTCTATTGAATGGGTTATCTTGCGTAAATGAAGTTAGGTTGAAAGAGGGTAGCACCATTTGTCTACTGATGTGATTGAACGCATCAGAGGTCGAATCGACTTGCATTATGTTAAGATAGGGTCATTAATCCTATCCCAATCCTTAGTTTTGTTTTTGACGATTTACAGGTGGTTTTCTTCCGTAACGAGAATCCCAAGCTCTTGCATTAACTGCACCCATAGACTTGTTTTCATGTTCCGTAATGAATTGGCACGTTTGAACACTGTAAACAGTGCCATCACCTTTTAAATCTTTGTCCAACTGATACCTAGTTTTTGAACAATCCCCACCTTCTAACCATTTGTCGAAGTTATCAAGTGTTGATATATCTTCAAGGAAAAGTGCAAAATTATGCCATCTTGGGGCAATAACCACTGTACCTTTATACCCTCGTGTATCTTTTGTTGAATAGCAACGCTTCATCATATTGCGCCACAACTGTCTTGCTTTAGTCCAGTATACGATAGATTTGTCAAAATCACCGTCAAAACCAACACCAAGACAGCTAGGACAGTATTGGTCTTTTACCTTACCTGCCACTAAATTGTCAGAGAAAACCTCTTTAACTGTTCCTGTAATAAGGAATTTTACAGTAATTTTCTTTCTCTTTGCTATATGAATTACTTGACATTCAAGTCCAGCGTTTGTTGTATAAATATCGCCAATATTCATAGGAATACTCCCATATCGTTTGTTTAGGATTGCTGTATGTTGCCATACAGAGCAGACTATATCTTCTACACCTTTTAGTGCAGCTCACCGTTTCGCACCATTTGGTGCTACGCCCGTACATTCATCGGGGCTAGTCGTTACGCGTTCCTGTAAGTTACAGGCTTCGCTCGGTATTGTCTGTATCAATTCTGTTACAGAGTTTCACCGAATTAGATGAGTTTAGCGATGACCAACATTAATCATCGTGTCCTTTCCTACCACCATCAAACTGCTCTAGCTCGTTTAAGTAACTGGTATTCCATTGTTCTTCTACAGAGTAACCTTCGTCACTTACATATTGAACATAACCTGCTTCTGCCATAGCAGCAAAAGCACCAAAACGTAGCACCTTATTAGCTTTAGGTTTAACTAACCTCACGGTAAAACCAAACTCAGCTAATTTAGCTTGTAGTGTTTTAGCATAGCTTTGTCCACCTGCACCTGCATCTAGTGGTAGTGTAACAATTACGTCCCTACCATCCGCTAGTGCTGTTTTAAGGATTAACTCCTCAACACCTAAGAACTTCTTACGGCAACGTACCACATGCTCTACTGTATAAACTTTATTCTTATCTTTTGACATAAGAACCCCTGCTGTGTAATCGGGGTCTCTGTATTTTTCACTTGGTTCTGATGCTGCTAAATCCCAAGCTCTTACTCTCTGTACTACATGAATAGGAGGGTGCTTAATCATCTTAACCCAAGCACGTTTAAAGTACCCTGTACCTTCTTCACGAGCTGTCCAACTACCGTAAAGTAATCTGTCTTGTTCAACACGAGATTGTTCTTTTAACTTACCAATATACGCTTTAGAGATGTATGGGTTATCGTAGACTGTACTACCAATGACACACATTGAAGTAATACCACTATCCTCTTCTGAACCATAAACAGCTTCAGCTTCTTTTCGTGTAGCATACCAATCTAAACTACCGTCACGCTGTTTAACAAAGTATCGTGTTACACCACGCTTATCAGGATCAGGAATACCTGTCTCAGGGTCTAACCACCACCAAACCCAATCTTTTAAGAAAGAATCGCAGTGAGGGTTTGTTGCCATACATAACGATGCTTTATGATACCTTTCAGCATCAGCATTACGGTTACGAGAGCGAAGATATGTAATCATCTCTTCTGTAAATTCTGTTGCTTCATCGAATGCAATGTAGTCTGCTTGTAACCCTTTAAACTTCTCTTTTGCTGCTTCGTTCTCATAGTGAGAAAATTGTAATGAAGCTCCTGTTGAGAAGATTAATTTACGGTCTTTAATTTTAATTTTTAAGTTAGGGTCAACCCTGCTGTATAAAGCAAGAGCATCATCCCAAAGACCGCCTTGTTGTAGTAGTTGTGTAGATGTCCTGCGGAAGATTACACCTCTCGCATAAGGACAACTGATGTATCTTAAAAATCTTAATAAAATAGAATATGATTTACTACTACCAGCACTACCACTGGCAATAGTAATATCTGCCTCAGAGTTAATGAACAACTCTTGTGGTTTACTAGCAGGAGCAATAACGTCTCTTTCTTGTTGTTGCATTGTTTCCCTACTTTATATTGTAGAAGGTATTATCCCTCTGCTACTTTAAATGAAATGATTGGGGGTTAAAGGTTTATCTTCTTGATCTTCGTCATCAGATTTGCTTGTAGACTTACAGGTTTATAAACCATTTTTGTGGTTTTAGTTACGGACAATACACCTAAAGTATTTGATCTTTTTATTCTAATGAGGTAAACCCGAATGTAAAGTTACTCAGAACGTAACACAGCAAGCTCAATAGGCTGTCCTACTGTCCAAGCCCATAAAGGGAAGCCACTTCCAACGGAGACATCATTGCTTAATATTGTACAGTAGGTTGTTGTCTTAGGGTCTGGTTGAGTAGCGGAACAAGTGAACCGTGTATAACTACCACGTACCTCCTGTATATAAACAGGCTTCGAACCGTCTGAGATTTGTATAGGGTTTGTTGTTAAATGAAATGTTGTAGCTGACACGATTAACCACCTTCTTTTACTTTAAATGAAATGATTGGAGCTAATGGTTTATCTTCTTGATCATCACTGTCTGAATTACCACTAGCATTTACAGGTTTGTATAAATCGTCCATCATGTCTTGATATGTTTTCATAATGAATACTGCAACCTTAACTTTAGTAGCTTCCGTTGTCTTTTCATCTTCAAGCATATCTGTGAACACTTTAAGAGCTTTATTATTTAAGGGTTTTAATCGTCTAAGAATTTGTTTAAACTCTTTCTCACGATATTCTGTTCCAGTAAGAGACTTGGGATTAACCAAGTCCTTAGCTTGAGGTCTTCCACGCAAATTGATGTTTGCATCACCTTTTACAAATGGCATTAGACCACCTCCTCTTGTGTTAAGGTTAAACCAAGCTCACTCAATGCAGCCATTTAGGTATTCCTATTATATAAGTATTATTTTATAAGATCACCTGTCGCACTATTTACTACGTTTGTTAGTGCCAAAAATTAAAGGTGATGTTTTATTATTTAAATTCGTTGTATTGATGACCACTCTAACCTGTCTCAACACCGAGAAGTTTTATGTAGTAGCTATTTTTAAACCATTAAATATTTACCATTATTTTAATCCCGAATAACAAATATTCGGGATTGATGGGTTTGAATAGCTGCTATGGTGCAGGGCATGTACCCCATACTGGTAATTTAGCACCCACTAAGAATGTAGCAGCAGTATTAAATCCAGTAGGCATAGTTGGGATGTTAGACACACACCAATTATTCAAATCTTGGTTGAATGAGGCTGCATAGTAGAACATATAACCCATATTAGTAACATTAGATACATTCCAATTATTTAATGGTTGATTAAATTTAGTTGTGTAGGTGAACATACCAAACATATTAGTAACATTAGATACATTCCAATTATTTAATGGTTGATTAAATGAGGTTGCATAGCAGAACAAATCTGCAATATTTATAATGTTACTAGGTAGGAAATCAGGCACTTTGGTTAAGTTAGGTAAAGGGTTGTAGTTGTGAGTTGCGAAATTAAATTTAGTAACTGTGCTTAATGCAGGGAAGTTGTGTAGTTCTACTAAAGCTTTGCCACCTACTGAAACATAATTACTCCTACCAACCGATTCAACTAATTTAACTACATGTTTACCTGACGGTGCATTAAATGTGACCGTTTGACCTGTAGCGGTAATGTCTACAACACTGTTGTTACTTAAAAGTATTTTATCTCCTTGAGTCCCCACGTAATCGACTGAACCTGCTAATGTAGTGAAATGCATCTCATTAGATGGTATCCCACCACCACCATTACCGCCATTACCACCGCCATTCACGTACAAATCCCCGTACAAAATGTGTCTTAATGTTCGATTAAGTATTGCTTCTGTGTTTGCCCCTATTCCATTTTGATATGAGTATAAAGTGGTTGTTTTATTTTGAGTTACTATCATTTTTACCTCACAAATAGGCTAAACTTCTGATGTAAGCACTGTCACCGTAATGCTTGTTGCGGTTGGTGTCCACGCCCATATTGGAAATCCTGCTGAAACAGCGAGATCATTCTTTAAAATCTTACAATATGGAACTGTAGAGGTGTTAGGGGCAGTAGTAGAGGATGATACAGTAAAACGTGTACCTGTATTGATAATCTCTTGAACATACCCTGCTTTTGTACCATCTAAAATCTTTGTAGGGGTTGTTGTTAAGACAAATGTTTGTGCTGGCATGTTATATCCTATTGAGTTTATTCGTATGTTTTAATAATCTTAGTAAGGCACTTCCTTGTACCTTTAAATATTCTGATAGATGATGAACTAGGTTATTCCCAAGTAGCGTTAATTGTAACAACACCACGCACAATTTGAGAAGCTGTAGCTGTTCCAACAGGTATCTTTAAAATTACATGCAAGTAGT